CTCCTTGATGGTCCCTTTAGGACTTTCTGGAGGAATAGGATGACTGGTAAGGGTAGGCGTCGTCGCCTATCCCTCGCCTGCCTCATGCTTTACAGTAAGAGACTATTTCCTGCATTACCGTTGGAAATGGTGGAACAGAAGATTGTAGAGTATGGCGTGGCCTTGGCCCGCCCGGCTCCGACAATTCTACCGTTCAGGTCGGCTGTGGAGAAGTCGATCTTGGATTCTGTTGAGGAAGTTGGTGAGATGAACGCGGATTTCTCCAGGGCTTTTGTGCCCTCGAGCTCCTCGTGCTTGGAGGCCTCCCGTTCTCAGGGGGGCCTCCAGGGTTTCGTCCGGAAGAATGTTCTTCCGGATGTCATCCTTTCTCATCCTTACCTTTCTGTTGTTGAGGAGCTTGCTGATAAGATGTCCGATGATTCGGTCATCCTTACCAACTGGTCGGCTGTTTGGACGATTGTTCTTGAACATTTGTTGGAGAAGGCTGAGATTGTTGACTCTACCGTCGAGTCCTATCACGCCCGTGTGGCCGGTATTCCGGAACCACTTAAGGTGCGATTGGTTACTCGGCAGTCTTGGGTCCTCAGTCTCTTAACGCCTATCCAGCGCGCTTGGCATTCTGCCATGCGCGTCCTTCCAGTCTACCAGCTCATTGGAGGTCTTCCGGTCGCTAAGGCGATCCGGGGTCTCTCCCTTCAGAAGGGTCAGAAGTTCGTCAGTGGCGACTATGAGGCCGCTACCGATAACATCTACCTCAATTACACCGAGTATGCTGCAAGAGCCATGCTCGATAGGACTAAGATCGTTCTCCCCGCTGGTCTTGAGGGCTTCGAGTCTCTCATTCGTCGGATTGCTATTCGCAGTCTGACGGAGATCACGGTGGATCTAGAGAAACATTCGGTCCCGGTGACAAGGGGCCAGATGATGGGTCACATTTTGTCTTTCCCACTTCTCTGTTTGTTGAACCGTTCTGCCAGTTGTCTGGCCATCCCCAGAGAGCGCTTTATGCGCGTTAATGGTGATGATGTACTCTTCCCAGCGTCTGCTCGTGAGTATGAGTCCTGGAAGTTATCTACTTCCTACGTAGGTCTCAAGTTTTCCCTTGGGAAGAACTATTACTCTCGGGATCTGGCGCTGATCAATTCCGAGTTCTACACCTGGTCTAAGGACCAAGGTTGTCTCGTTGCCCTGCCCGTTCCTAATGTCGGCCTACTGGGATACCAGAGGGAAATGATTGACCCGGAAACGGGTCTGCAGATCCTTCCCTGGGACCAGTATGGTGAGATCTGGAATGCCTTTGAAAGGACCTTAGGTCCTTCTCAGTGGCATAAGGGCTTGGCACTGTTTAAGAAGAGGTACCCCTCGCTCGCTGCCTTTCCCGGACCCCTTCTGGGGCCCAGGGCTCTTGGCGCGCTTGGAGGAACAGTCCCTTCGGATTGG